GGGCCGTCAGATTTGATACCTTATTTCCCCATCCTATTAACCGCATTATATCATAACGCACACCGCATTTATAAAACCGCCCAACTGGCGCCCATACATTTTGTGCACTTCCTACAAACCCGTAAAATCGCAAAATAATGCTTGACAAATAAGCGCCTATCTGCTATACTATAATCAGAGAGGGATAACAAGCCTCAATCTAATGAACCTACAAAGCCGAACAGAAAAGAAAGGAAGTACAACAATGAAAAACATCACCAGAGGGATCACTTGCTACAATTACAACTTTGGCGTAGTGTCTGGCACGCAGATCAAGAACGTCTGTACAATGGAGAGCTATAATAAGCTTGGAGAACGTGAGCTTAAACGCCGCTGTAAAGACCTTGGAGAAAAAGTTATCATGTACTCTTGCATCGAAACAACCCACTACTATCGCATGCCCTTGGGCTTCTTCCTAGAAAACGCTGAGAGGGTTGAGAAGGAGGAAGAGCAATGAAACCATGCGGGGTCGAAGTTGCCTACAAGGTAGACGGCAAGCTTGAAGTAGCGCTAATATCATTAGACCTGTATAAAAAGCTGGTAGACCATATCGCAAATTTACAAGGTGAAATCATCAGTGTAAAGCTGATATGCGTTAAGGGACGGTGAAATCAATGCTTGTGTTAGTTAAAATTCAGTATCAAATAGGGTTAGTAGAAGAAACCCTCATAATTCAATCCCAATATTATGAATACATGATGGGCTTACTTAGGAAGAACTTTGCATCCATAAAGAAAGTTGACTTCATTCACATGGACACCAATGAGGAGGATTAAAATGAAGCGTCATATCATCGTTGAAACAACCGATCTAAAGCATTGCCTGATAGCCGCCAATTTCTTTAGGAACTGCAACACAGCCCTATATTTAATCCGCCAGCGTGGCTTATGGCAATTAAGTGCCCGGTATTAACCGGGCACTTTTCATGCCCACACACCCCACTTGTTAAAAATTTAACAATCGAACATTTGTTCGCACTCACGGGCCGTCAGCTCCGCCGCCGCCCCGGCCCTACGCACACCCGGTTAGCGTAAGCTAACACTACTTTACACAAACCAATGAAAATTCCGCATGTCGTGTTCATAACTAGTTCACATTTCCTTGCTATAATACATTACAGATAGGAGGACAAACCAAATGAAATACGTCACAAGAGATCGAGCCGTTAGCGCCTTCCGATTTGGGAAGCACATCCCGCCCAAGTGGTACATGGACCTATTGAACCGTGGAAAAGTGTTTGCAAGTAGAGAACACAGCGAAAAAGGTGTAGAACTAAAACTAAAAATCGTATTACCCGGCAAGACATGCCTTGCAGTCCCCGGCGACTGGATTCTATTAGACCCCGAAGGCAAAATAAGCGTGCTTTCCCATGATGAATTCGTACGCACATACAGGGAGGTAAATGATGGATGATTACGCAGTAGGCAGATTTAAAGCTTTCTATAATTACATTTTCTACGGATACGGTAGAATGAACCACCCGCAGATGGTCAACTCATCATGCCGAAACAATCAGGAGCAGGAGGAAGGCTATAATGCAGGAATAGCAGAAATCGCGCTCAACAAAAAGGAAATATGTGCATATATGCACAGAAGAGACGTGGAGAAGGATGCGGAATCACTTTATGGATCTGGTAATTCATTATAAAGACTGCACCTAACCCTTCCTAGCCGGTCTGTGGGTTATCAGGCCGGACCCCACGGGGTAAACCCGCTCCCTCTAATCACAAAATGAAAGGAAGTGAACACTCCCTCCACAATTCAATATGTCGAAACGGTACATTTTTAACAGTACAGAGGGAAGCGAGCAAAATCCCTGCGATTCTAAATTTAAAGAAAGCAAGAACTTGAACAGGAGGAAAAACCATGGCAAAGTACATGACCAGAACAGTAGATACTTATATTTATCATCTGGGAAGCATCGAGAACAGCGGAGATGCAACCACTATCATTCCCGTAATCGACATTTTCAGCGAAAAGAAGCTGGGCGAGCGAGAGACAAAGAAGCTCCTGAAAGAGCACGGTGCACAGATCGTCTATAAGATCGACAACGTGCCTCATACCTACCGTCTGTCCCTTGACAAGTTCATGGAACTGGCCGAAGAAGTCCCCGCAAAGAACAATCAGTAAAACAATCATATTTTAGGAGGAAATAACAATGGATATGAATAAGCAGATGCAGGAGTTCACCGGTTCTGAGACTTCCGACATGTTTGTAAGTTTCGACCCCATTTCCGCCGAGGAAAAAATCAAGCTGTACAACGCCATCAACGCCCCTGAGACCCGCATTGCCGACATGGTCAATAAGCCCATTTGCCTGACTGATGTTATCATGGTCAAGTGCAAAATCAACGACCGCGGCCGATCTGCTGAGCGTGACGCAATCCGCGTTATCTTGATTGATGATAACGGAGAGACATATGCGGCCACCTCTTCCGGTATCACCAATAGCGTGCGCAACATTTTCAATATTTTCGGGACCCTGCACTTCCCTGAGGGTCTGAAAGTCACCATTGAGCAGATTAAGACAAGCAACGGCAACACTCTGACCATGAAACTCATGGCCTAACAAATCCGTCCCGTTATTCAATCTAGGGAGGGGCGCAAGCCCCTCCCTTTAATTAAAGGAGGTGCAAAAATGGCGTCCCGCACGGTATCAGAAAACACCACCCGCATATTAACAGAGGGAGCTGATTTTATATCAAAGAAATTTCGGCTCCCTTGTGAGATCGACCCAGACGCGGCTTTAGTCCTTGCTCAAATCGCAACATTCGGGAAGGGGGTCAGGGTATGGCACGGAGGAAAAGAGGTACAACAGGATCAGCTGAAAATAAAAGTGTCTATAACCCAACAAAACAACAGCTGAAAAAGCTACAAAGTGAGATAAAGAACTATAACAGGCGCTTGCAGTCGGCAATTAAAAGAACGTCTCCAGAACTAAGAGAATATTTACCACCGAAACTTTCATATACAGAGGAAGCAGGCAAAATAAAATCGGCAAAGGGATTCAAGCGCAGAATAGAGACATTACAGAGATTTGATAGAGCTGGGCTAGAGTTAACAGCCTTTGAAGGGCGGCCAATAGCAAAGGCTTCTCTTGATTTAATAAGGCGCTCAGTAGCAGAAGAAAACAGACGACGTAAAAATAGAGTTGCGACGCAGGCAGAGGCACAAGAGCGCCTAGGGAGATTTCCAACACAGCCCGTGTATGGCACAAGGCCAGTAACACTTTCAAAAATAATAGCAGATGAAGAGAAGCGCCACCGGCTAGAAACAGAGTTTCTAGAACCCGAAAACGCAAACCCACTTACAGAAGCATACAGACAAAACTATATAAGACACGCCTACGAAGCTCTTCAATTATGGAACGTGTCTAACGGAGAAAACGATGAAGTGACAAACCTCGTAATGCAAATAATAGGTGTCGTTGCATCTGCATCAAAAGAAGTGATTGACGCGTCAATAGGTATCCCAGAAACAAGGATAGATATACTCTCAGACCTAGAATTGTTCATAAACAATCTAGCGTACATTCTGGGAATATGGGAAAGCCTATGATATGGCAATATATGCGGCTGACTTTGAAACAACCACAAATCCAGATGATTGCCGTGTTTGGGCGTGGTGCATTTGCGACATATATGACATAGAATCTACAATATCATATGGAGAGACGATTGAGACCTTCATAGAATATATCGGAAAATTACATGGTAAAATATACTTTCACAACCTGAAATTTGACGGCGCATTTATTGTAGACCACCTCCTAAAAGAAGGATATGTTCACTCACAATATAGAAAGATACATAGGAACGAGTTTAGCACCTTAATATCAGACATGAGGCAATGGTATCAGATCAGATTTGTACCAGATAGGAAATCAGGATCAGACGATGAAATCCAAATAATAGATTCCCTAAAAATACTTCCAATGCCAATATCTGATATGCCAAAATCTTTCGGGATAGAGGAAAAGAAGCTAGAAATTGACTACCACGAGGACAGAGAAATAGGGCACATACTAACGCAAGAAGAAAAAGACTATATTTCTCACGATGTAATAATATTAGCAAAAGCCCTTAAATTTATGTTTGATCACAATCAAACAAGACTAACAACTGGCTCAAACGCCTTGCACGATTACATGTCCCGGCTAGGAAAAGAACAATATAAACAGAGATACCCGGAACTAGATTTACCAACGTTCACTGACTTTAAGAAATCGTACAAAGGCGGATTTACATTTGTAAACCCCGCATACAAAGACAAGGAAGTTAAAGAGGGGGCCGTATTTGATGTAAATTCAATGTATCCGTGGGCAATGAAAAATTGTCTACTCCCCTACGGAGAGCCGGTGTATTTTCCAGAGAGATACAAACAAAACCCGATGTACCCACTATACATACAATGCATCCTATGCGAATTCAAGTTAAAACCAAACCACTATCCATGCATACAGATAAAAGGTCATTTCATGTACCATGATACAGAGTATTTAACACAGTCGATAGAGCCAACCTATTTATACCTAACAAGCGTAGACGAGAAGCTAGTATTTGACCACTATGACGTGAACGTCATAGAATGGTGCGGCGGGTATATGCTAAAAGGAACGCACGGTCTATTTGACGAATACATAGACTATTGGTATAACGAAAAGACCGAAGCTAGAATAGAGGGAAATCCCGGGCGCGAGAAGATAGCGAAACTAATGCTAAACTCTCTGTACGGAAAATTCGGATCAAAGAAAAGAGGAAAGTCATGCATCCCGTATCTAAGAGAAGATGGTAGAGTAGGATTTAAGCTATCAGAGGAGGAGATAAGAAAAGGCGGATATATTCCAATGGCCTGCTTTATAACAGCATATTGCAGAGACAAGATAATCCGTGGAGCACAAATTTGCGGCGATAGATTCATATATGCAGACACGGATAGTCTGCACGTATCAGGAACAGAGCCGCCGGAAGGACTGTGGGTAGACAACAAAGCCCTAGGAGCATTTAAGTTAGAAGAAACATTCATTCGTGCCAAATTTATACGTCAGAAAACCTACCTAGAAGTAACACTAGGGAAAGATTATCAAGAAAAAATCAACATAAAATGTGCCGGTATGCCTAAGAACGTCAAAGAGACAATAACTGAAAGCGAATTTACAGAAGGAGCAGTATTTGACGGAAAACTTCTCCCGAAGATCGTCCCCGGCGGTGTCATTTTGAAGGAGACAACTTTCAAAATAAAAAAGGCAAAAGGGGTTGACAACTCGCTTTCATTATGATACAATACTCGTGAGGGGTCCTTGCTTTCCTAGTGTCCCCGACCGGGGCACCGGGGCGAAGAGCCTTCCCGGGCGGGAATTGGCGGTGGTGTGCTGACACAGTGGAGGGCAAGGATTCCCTTATTTTACAGAGGTGATAAAGTGGACACTAAGGACACGTCCATGTATTACAATGCAGACGACACACTCTCAAGGAACAGGTTATTTAATTTTGTTGTAGGTGCTCGCGGAGCCGGTAAAACCTACGGGGCCAAAAAGAGGGCAATTAAAAATTTCACCGAAAAGGGCGAACAATTTGTATATCTTAGAAGGTACGATACAGAAATGCCTCAGTCACAGATGCGGAACTTTTTCGATGATATCATGCAGGAGTTTCCGGACCACGAGTTTAAAGCGGACCGTGGATTATTCAGGATAGACAAGGAAGTAGCCGGGTGGTATTTCCCGCTGTCAAAAGCGGTAATGCTTAAATCAATGCCGTTTCCAAACGTTACATTGATTATCTTTGACGAATTCATCATCGGAGCAGGCGCATACCGCTACCTTCAAAACGAAGTTGTAACCTTTCTCGAATGTTACTCAACAATATCAAGAGACAGAGACGTACCCGTGTTATTTTTGAGTAACGCCGTCACATTCAGTAACCCTTATTTCCTATATTTTAACCTATCATTAGAAAAAGGGCAGAAGAGAAAACTATTAAAGGATATCCAACTAGAGACAGTTACAAACCCAGCTTATGTAAATCACGTAAAACAAACCAGATTTGGACGTCTGATAGACGGAACAGAATATGGGTCCTATTCAATGGACAACGAGTTCTTGCTAGACACGGATTCATTCATTGAAAAGATGGTTACAGCCTGCTTCTATGTTACAACGATACTAATAGACGGCTTCAAAATTGGCGTGTATAGGGACATGAACTCTGGTATTTTCTATCTATCAGAGAAAACTGACGACACAAGAAAGATAACAATAAGCCTAACATTAAACGACCACAACAATTCAACCGTATTAGCTACAAGGAACAACATAGTTATCAAAGGTATAATGGATGCTTTCTCAGCTGGTATGCTAAGATTTGAGACACAAAAAGTAAAGAATTTGGCGTGGCCTATACTAAGAAAGCTACTATAACAAATGGAGGGTTACAAAATGGCATATGAATTCACTCAGGATTCCTTCCGGGAATTTTCAGAGGCGGTTATCTCCGCAGGAGGGGATCAGGCCACTCTAACGACTTTATTGAGCCAGATGCAAGACGTTATCATTGACAATATCGGAAAAATGGAACAGCTCACGCAGAGCAATGAGAACGTCACCAAGGAAAACGAACGGCTCAAGAGTGCAAATATGGACCTGTTTCTCAGAATTGGTTCTCAGGCTGAGGCCATTGAGAACAAGTCTAAGGAAGCCCCCAAAGATGATCCGGTAGGAGTTGACGATTTTCTAAAGAATCTCTATAAGGAGGATAATAACAATGGCAACTAAGAACAATCCTATTGCAAGTCCTGAAATGATGAACGCAATTCGCAACGATGCAAGCGACGCTTACAAGGCGGCGGTGCCTCTGGCTACTGCCTCCAATCTGGCTGACGTGGGAAATCCCATCCTTGCTTATGATGCAATGGCAAACGAGTTTCTGAGTGCGCTTGTTAACAAGATCGTTGCTACCATCCTTTACCGCAAGATGTGGAACAACCCTCTGTCTATGCTCCGTAAAAACGCTGAGCCTCTGGGAGTTGACGTTGAGGAAGCCCACGTGAATCCGGCTACCGCTCAGGCATATGACGGCACTGAAACCGGTATGGCCGCAGTTCTGAAAATGACAAAGCCCGATGTGGCCGCCGCGTGGTATCGGCTGAACCGGCAGGACAAATATCCCGTGACCATCAACAACGAACAGCTTACAAACGCTTTCGTCTCATGGAACGCTCTTGAAAATCTCATTCAGGGCATTGTAGACAGCCTTTACAATGCGAATACCATTGATGAATTCAAGTACACCAAACAGCTGGTTGTTGATGCAATTACTGACGGAAAGCTGAAAACCGTTACAGCAGTAATGCCCAACAACGAGGCAACCGGTAAGCAGTTCCAAGTCCAGCTCCGCAATATGTCCATGCTGTTCACATTCCCTTCCAGCGCCTACAACAACTACAAGCTAATGGGCGGCACCGGAAACGACCGCGTAACATGGAGCCCCATCGAAGATCAGTTGATCATCATCCGCGCGGATGTAGCCGCAAATATCGGAGTTGAGGTACTTAGCGCGGCGTTTAATCTCAGTTACTCCGATTACCTGGCCAGACAGATTATCGTTGACGATCTGGGAGCCGATGGAAAGACGCTGGCAGTGCTGGCAGACACCAAAACATTCCAGATTCGCGAAAAGCTACGCCGTTTCACTACCTTCTATAACGGCTCCGCGATGAACTGGAATTATTGGTTGCATGCGTGGGACACCTTCTCTCTGTCTCCCTTCCACAACTGCGTGGCCCTCCGCACAGCGTAAGAGCAATTTAGGGAGGGGCGCAAGCCCCTCCCAATAGAAAGAAGGTGAAACCATGGCATTATGGAGGCCCGAAACAACTATATATCTGTGCACAAATACAGGCATAGATCAGTATAACAAACCCTACTTTGAATCCAACGCCGCAATGCAAGGGTGGTTAGCCGGAAAAGTAAAGGCATCTTTCACCCAATACTCATACCAGAGAGCGGACGAGAGGCAATACTGCCGTGTTGAATACAATTACAACGATGCCTTGACATGCGACATTATCATGTGGCAAAATACCGGAACCGGACCGCGCTGGATTATCGCGAACATTACAGGGGTTGAGTGGGTAAACCCGAACACAACAACCATCTATTTTGAAGTAGACGCATTTTGCACCTACTGTGGGGACATAAACTGGCCAACCTCCTACAGCCTAGTGGAAAGAGAGCATGTAGTGAACGACTGGAACGGAGCTAATCCAAACTGGATTAACATTGGGATACCCGAAGGAATGGGAGGCACACCAGACCAAGTTGTATATGACCAAATAAAGGCATACGCACCAGATACATTTGTGGTATTCACTCCTTATGATTCTTCCGGCCAACCAATGTTTGGAGGCACTGTAGAAAATAATGTGTTTAACGGCTTAACTATGAGAACTTTTTCAAGCGCAGGAGCCGTTAACAGCTATTTGCAGAGCGTAGCAGAATCAAGCGAGGGAAAGCTAGAGAATATCCTAGGCGTTTACTCCTTACCCGGCGATTTCCTATCCGATTTGTCAGAAGCAGTTGAAACTATTCCGCCGTGGCAAAGCGGCGGAGCAATTGGGCCAGACCTTTGCAGAAATGCGAAATGTTATTCTAGTGAATTTTGCGTGGCGCAAGTAGAAGGCATGAACAGCGAGACAGTGACATACAAACCCGAGCTAATCACAACACAAGGCACGTTTAACTTCCATATCTACGGGCGCTTTATCGGAGGCGGCGGAGGAATCATTGCAACGCCAGACGCCTATGACTACATGGGAAACCCCGGAGAATACGGGTGCGCAATCACCGTATTTCCGCAAGGTGCATGGGTTGGAAATCAATATGCTCAGTATCAACAGACCAACAAAGTAAACATTCTAGCAACCACAGCAAAATCAGCTGGATCTTTCATCCTTGCAGGAGCCGCTGCTGCCACAGGGGTAGGAATGGCCGCCGTTCCGGGACTTGTTGCAAGTGGCCTCAGTAGTGCGGCAAGTATTTGGGATGCAGATACAAAGGCCAAAAAGGGTTCAGCTGCTGTTAATGGCTCTGTGTCTTCTGACCCCATCCTAGCTGCCTCAATTGGCCAGTTTGGCTTCAAATTCCGCTGGTACATGTGCAACGAGAGCATCATGAAATCAGTTGACAGCTTTTTCGACCGCTACGGCTACAAGGTCATGAGGCTGAAAGTTCCAGAGCGCAACAGCCGTCCATGCTGGAATTTTGTTAAGACTTCTGAGGGTCACGTATCCGGTGCTATTCCAACCGTCTACAGAGAGCGCATTGAAGCAATGCTAAATGCTGGTGTCACATTCTGGAACGTAGGAGCAAGAGCCATCGGTGACTTTTCCAACCCGTCCGCTAACAAGAGTTAGGAGGTTGCCATGGAAACTGTAATTGTTGCTATACTCTCTCTAATCGGAACGCTAGTTGGAACTTACGCAGGAATTGTTTCAGCCAACAAGGTGACAGAGTGGAGAATAAAGCAAGTAGAATCTAAAATATGCACCCTATCAAAACAAGTGGAAGAACTTACAGCAACAGTGAACTACATACAAGGCAAAATGGAGGTACTACATGACCATTGAGTTTATAACAGTTGTAGCTCTAGTGCTCATTTATCTGGCAATCTATATGTTACTAATCCCGGTTGGAAAACGTCTACACTACATTATGTCCAGAACAGTATTCAAAAATAAACCGATCAACCATACCGCATATTGGCTGACATACCTATTGGTAAATATTATTGTATCTCTCACAGGAATGATTATCATTTTCAACCTAGTAAAATACACTGCGGAGGTGTGGATTATATGACCAATCTATTGAAACGATTAGCTAACCTCATGTCCGTTAAATCCCTAGTAACAATCGCCCTGACAATCGTGTTTTGCATTATGGCATATAAACAGACAATCTCACAAGACTTTATGACCATATACTCTGTTGTTATCGCTTTCTTTTTCGGCGCTCAAAGTACCAAGAGCAACAACCAGGAACTTCAAAACGACCTAGAATACGCGGAAACGAAAAACGCAGAATTATATAACCAGTTGATGGAGCTGTCAAAGGAAAACGCGGCCTTAACCGCTGAACTAAAGGAGGCGTACAACGATGCATCTAATCAGGAACTACCTGACTAATAACGATTGCTATAAAGCAGGAAAGCCGCTGAACATTCGCGGAATCATGGTGCACAGCACAGGTGCAAACAACCCCAACCTAAAACGATACGTTCAGCCAGACAAAGACGGTATCGGCGTAAACAAGAACGGTAATGACTGGAACCACCCCGGTATTGAAACCTGCGTACACGCCTTTATTGGAAGGCTGGATGACGGTTCCATTGCCACCGTGCAGACCCTCCCATGGAACATGCGCGCGTGGCACGCCGGTTCAGGCCGTTGGGGATCGGCAAATAACTCCTATATCTCTTTTGAGATTTGTGAGGACGGCCTTACAGACCCAGATTATTTCAACGCTGTATATACAGAGGCTATAGAACTCTGCGCCTATCTATGTAGGCTCTACAGGCTGGACCCATCACAAGAGGATGTCCTAATCTGTCACTCTGAGGGCTTCACTATAGGGGTAGCATCCAATCACGCTGACGTTATGCACTGGTTTCCAATGCACAACAAAACGATGAACGACTTTAGAACAGATGTATATGCACTCCTGAAAAGCGCCGGTGGAGCATCCCCGGAAGAGATCGTAAGAGAATACCGTAAGACACTACAGGACAATGACGCAGAGAACTGGTCAGAAGAGGCCAGAGAATGGGCAATTAGAAACGGTCTTATTACAGGATACGAAGGAAATTACATGTGGCAGGATTTTGTAAATAGAGAACAATTAGTTACCATTCTTAAAGCCTTCAATAAAACATTGGGAAATCCCGTGCCGTAAACTACACTCAACTCCCGGCGTCTACCGTCAACTCCCGTAGAGGCAATTAAAGACCAGAGCTTTTCTGTTATGGGCTAGGATGGCCTCGTGAGACCAGTATAGCACATAAAAGACCAGACCGGGACAGGACACGACAGTTTATTATCCGATATTAGTTTAGGAGGCGTTACAATGAAAGTGTTTATTTCACAACCCATGAAAGGACTTTCCAAGGAAGAAATTTTGAGGAAAAGACAGGAGGCAAAGCTGCACCTTTTCCTTGAACTTAATTCCTATAACATTGAGTTTATTGACGCTTATATGAGATATTCAAACCCTATTTTGAGTATCGGTGAATCCATTAAGAATATGGCAGAGGTCGACGTAGTATATTTTATGCGGGGTTGGGAAAAGCATAGAGGGTGCCGCATTGAGCATGAGGTGGCAGTTCAATATGGAATAAGGTGTATTTTGTATGAGGGTTAAAAAGCGCAATGGTCCGTGCTCTAAATTGTATAGCAGGCTTTTGGGTTGGATTGTAGTTTTGTTTTTGGCTTGCTTGTTGGTGGGAGGGTTTTATCTGGCCCTGCTGTCTATCAAATATCAGTACACGGGAGCGCTGGCTTGTTGGACAATATGCGCGACACCTATTGGAACGGCTGTTACGATCGTGCTAGGAAAGACCATTGACAAAGAGATACAGAACGTAAAAGGACCTAACGGAGAAGGACTTGATTATACAAACGGCGCTAAGGAATACAACGTGGATTCTGCGCCGGTATAGGAGGTGGTAAATTTGTTTGATTGCTTTTTCGGTGCTAATCTGCCGGGTATAGTATTTCCTCCCAATGGAGCTAGGGCAGAGGTCTTAAATGCACAGCAGACCATAGAAATTTATAACCGATTTATCAATATGGCGTTAAGCCGGTTTAGATGGACGGGTCTGCCGGATAGTTGCAATGAGCGTGCGCTGGAAATGACGTTGCTGTTTTACGGTGTGGCGTTATTCGCTAATGATCCGGACCTAGGTTATATACACACGGCGGTTACTTTGCCGGGGCCTTTTAACATCTACTATGAGAGCGTAGTAAGAGAGGCATATAGTTTCGAGTATCGGCACAGATTTGACATTGATAATAGCGTGCTTATTAGGGCAAATAAGACTATGACACCGGACTATCTTTCCATTTGGAATTATTCACCTAAAATTTCAAACGCACTCAGAAGCATCGATATTCACACTGAGACTATCAAGAGGCCGTTTGCTATTCAGTGTGACGAGAAGGACAAGCAGAGCGCAATTACAGCGGCAAACAAAATTGCCGGAAATGAGATTGCTATTTTCGGCTCTAAGTTTGGCAACCCTGACAGTGTCAAGGTTATGAATTTCGGTGTAAACTGCGTGCTGAATGAGATGTGGGCCAATGTACGAAACTACATGCAACAGCTTTGCACAAGCCTAGGCATTGATAGCCTTACAAGCGACAAGAAAGAACGCCTCATTTCTGCGGAGGGGCAGGGACAGAGGAATCCAACGCGTCACATTATTGAGAGTGAGCTGTGGTGCAGGGAAAGGGCGTGTGAGGAAATCAATGCTATGTTTGGGCTTAATGTGGGCGTGGAGTTGAACGCTGTGGAAGATTTCATGGAAGAGTTTATCGAGATGGATAAAGGTTTCAAGGATGGAGGAGATAACGGTGTATCAGATGATCGGAACAAGGCAGATTAACCCAGAGCTGGGGGAGCTAGTTTCGGGCGGATACGAAGTTTTCAACGACTGTTGGAACACATTTATTCCAGAACATAAGAAGCACCTAGAAGGAAAGATTGTAACATACTATTGGTTTAACCAGATAGGGGCGGAGACGCCGGACAGATTCAAGCATTTTCTTAACGCGGAATTGATGAAGATTATGCCATACTATAACAGGCTATATGAGAGCGAGCTAATTAAGTTTGATCCCATGTTGAATCAGCTGGTCAAGACTAATGGTAGGAACGTGGAGAATCTGCTTAGGGTGGCTAATTCCGGTGAGAATTCAGCGGCTGTAATGCTCAGGGATTTCGTGAATAGTCATAGGGACGATGAAAACACGAAGGGTAATCTAACTGGAGCATATGACAGCACATTAGATCACACGGCAGAAGAGACATACGAAAAGCAGGGCGATAAGACTTCTAAGGAAGTTGTTGACGAGGATGTAACCGGGACTAAAGATTCTACAACTAAGGTTGTGGATAATACGACTGAGGACAATTCTAAGGATATTACCACGGAGCTCACTAAGGATAGAACACTGAATGAAACGGTAGAGACAACACGGGATACGACTACTAAGACAAGTGGGTCTGGAACTAGCGATAGTACACTGGAGAGGTCTGTCAATACGGACGGAACGAAACTTTATTCGGATACACCTCAAAAGAACGTCAATTCTAGCGGGGGCGTGCAGAACAGTGTTGTTTGGAACTATCTGACTAACGCAACGCAAACAGGAGAGGACCAGAACACCGATGAAAGTACGCATACTAGCAATAGTTATACTGAGGATAAAACGGAGAAGGTAGCAGAGAACACGACTAGGAACGTGACGGAAAACGAAACTGAAAATGAAACGGTTGGAGAGACTGAGAAAAAGAATAAGGACTATACAAGTGATACAACATACCATGAGGATACAACAGAGAACACAGACAGGACTACAGACTATAATGAAGATTGGCATGAAAACGGCAAGTCTAACCTCACCGAAAATACCACGGGACATAATGATACCGTTGAGGATACAACGGGAGAGCGTCATACGGCTGGAATCGAGCAGGGCAAGACGGATGAAAAGCATACGCAAAGCAAGGATAGAAAAGAAGATGAGACGCAGACAAAGGAAAGCGGAATTGAGGAAGTTGTCAGCGGGTACGTTGGTATTAGTGGGTCTGAATTGCTGGCGGCTTTCCGTAAAACCTTCATCAACGTAGACGAAATGATTATTGAGGCCCTTAGAGGGTGCTTTATGGAGGTATTCTAATGAAAGATTGTTATCATGATTTTGACCATTGCTGTGAGCCCGATCCTTGCAAGCCTGAGCATTGCGGCCCTTGTAAGCCGGGACCTTGCGGGACACCTGTGCCGCCTCCTGTCCGGCCTGTGGTAAATATCCCGGGACCAAACGTGCAGGCCCAGATGTGTGAAATGGCTGGCAGGGTAAACGAGTGCATCCTGAGATGGAACCAAATTCAGCGAAACTGTTATGAGGCTCTTGATCGGGTTGTTGGCGCGGCTGTATCCAATGATGTGTACTATGATCGTGACGAGGTTGGCATGGAGAGCGGGTACTCTGAAAACGACAGTTGCCCGTATCACGTCATCAACGTGAAGTGTGTTGACAAGTGCGGTAAGCCTATCTTTATCAAGCTTATGCCTGCATTTGGAAATACTACAAACTCTGGTCTTGTGCAGAGTATTCAGGATGTCAGTTTCGTGACCAACGCCAACGCGATTATTAGTGCAACCACTGACGCGCCGTGGAAGGGTGTTGCGCGGTATATGGGTGCACCGATGGCAAGCACTCCAGAGGGTGGAATCTTCTGCGGAGGATTCAACCGGCACGGGGCGTTGAAGATTTTCGGTGGTGACACTGACGAGGATACACTGTGCCAGAATCAGGTTGTTGACCTCATCGGGTCTGTTATTCCCATTATTCTGGATGGTGAGATCACGGAGCAGGCTAAGGGGATGACCACAAAACAGTCGATTTGCGCCGTTGGGTATAAGTCTTGCAACGGTGATAAGGTGTTCTTTAACTGCGGCAAGCAGGACGTGCAGGGCATGCAGGGTATCACCGTGGCGAATATCCTGAAAGGCATGGGGTGCACAACTGCGGTCATCACCGCGACTTCCGGGGGCGGTATGGAGTATCTTGGTGGCCTCACCTCTTCCCCTGACAACTGGCAGATGCCTAAGAACTCCGCATATTGGGTGGTTAGCAAGCGCCCTTTTGAGGGATGGTGCAATCAGTTTGAAAGCTCTATTGCGCAGTTGGTGCAGAGAGTTGGCGGCCTGAAAAATGAGATTGACTTTATCAACCATGAGGTTGACGAGGTTAGCGAGGTAGCTAATAAGGCGTGGGAGCTGGCGCAGAAAAACGCGGATGATATCGCTGAGATTCAGGCGGACATTGAGAGAATCGATGGCGAGATTACTGCGCTTGAGGATCGTATCACTACAGCAGAGGGTGATATTGATGCGCTTGAAAGGGCACTTGAAAAAGAGATTCAGGATCGGAAGGACGCGGACGCAGAGGAGGCACAGGCAAGGGAGGAGGCTGACGAGGCGCTGGGCGGGCGAATTGACCGGGAAATCGAGGACCGCGAGGCCGCCGACAGGCAGTTACAGACTGCTATTGAAACGGAAGAGGCTGAGAGGACTGCCGCTGACGCGGTGCTACAGGGTAATATCAATCAGGAAGCTATTGATCGGGCCAATGCAGACCTCAAGATTGAGCAGAATCTCAATAAGGAAATTGTGAATCGTACAGAAGCCGACCAGTTGCTTCAAGACCAGATCAACGGGCTCACTACCGGGGACGTGCCGCTTCCGTACGTGAAGAAGGCCGGTGACACAATGACCGGTGATCTACAGATGGAGGGGTCCGCCGTTGTTAAGCTGGTAGACGGCAAGACGGTTAAGGGTGCTTTTTACCGGGATAATGGGGATGTGTGCGTTAAAAGCGAGAGCGGAAACGTTCGGATTCTGGGAGCGGCCACTCTTCTGACGACTGCGGATAATGGCGCTGGACAGCTCAAGATTGGGGCTATTACCATTCAACAGCATATGAGCGGAGATATCCCTCATCTTGATATCAATGTGGGCACTGACGCGGGTGCTGTGTACGTGAATAGAAATGGGATTGACGGCGGGACCGGTGAGCTGTGGGTCACTGAGATTCATGCTCCGAACGAACTGAGGCTTGCACCGGGTACGAACGTCAATGCTATGGATCACAGGATTACGGGAGTTGCGGACCCAGTTGATGACGGGGACGCTGTGAACAAGAAATATCTTGACAGTCACGGCCCTGAGTACACGTTACCAGTTGCTAGTGCTACCACTCTAGGTGGCGTAAAGGTTGGCGCTAATCTGACGATTACGCCAGAGGGTGTGCTGAACGCTACCGGCGGAGGCGGCGGTGGCGGTACGGAATATGTTGCCGGCGAGGGTATCGTTATTTCCGGTAACACTATTTCGACCGACCCGGCTAAGGTTCCTACTAAGGAGGAACTGGAGGGCTATCTGCCGCTGGCTGGTGGAACGATGACCGGAAATATCAAGTTCGATAGTGATTCTGATTATGTGGGCGCTCTTGTTTCGGATCAAGACCATGTAATTATGATGGGGTCCCAAGGTGAGGGCGCTATCATGGGGTCTGTTAGCGCGGGGCATAGTCAGACGCAGGTTGATGCCGTTATCAATGCGAACTTGAATAGCAAGAAGGCCAGTGTGCAGGCTACTAGGACAACGGACGGTGGGAGTAATGTTGTTATTGAGGCGCAGGACCCGGATAGTGCGAACGCGGTGAGTGTGAAGGTGGGCGCTAAGGCGGCGGACGTTACGGGCGGAACGCTGAGTGTATATCGGGAAGCGAATTCCAATAAGGTTGATGTGGGTAACGCACAGCTGAAAATCGGCGGCGGATACATTTCTGGCGACGATAACGGTATTAAGGTGTTTTCTCCTGATAGTGCCGGTGGAGGATCGTTTAGCGGTGTCGTGTTTAATGGCCCTGAGAAGACTATTACTGCTAACGGGTTCAGTGTGCAGACCAATGTTGCGCCTACTCAGCCCAATGACCTTGCTAATAAGAAGTATGTTGATAGCAAGGTTGGCGGTGGGCCATTCCTGCCGACTGCTGGTGGAACTATGCGCGGCGATATTGACATGGGACAACACTTGCTTTCAAATGCGGCTGGTATTTCTAGAAGCGTCCACGATAATGATTCTGGCTATCTGTTTATGACTAATGATGGCGTTGAAGTGCGTAGTGCTGGCGAAGTCATCATGCAAGCGAGAAAAGCTAGTAGCGGATTTCTTGTTGACATGAATATGCACACGCATAAAATCACCAACCTTGCGGACCCGGTTGACGATACTGACGCTGTAAATAAGCGGTACATTTCCGGTGTTTCTGAAGAGGGTGGTAACTACGTTGTTTCTATCGACAAAATGGATGGAACCCCGATGCTAGTGACGATTAAGCCATACAAGAGTCAAGTTCTTATAAGAAGGGTGTTCAACCGCAGTGGAATTATCGCTATAATGTATGAGCTTACTTCTGGGTCAGCAACTAGCCGTTCTATTGACCTTGAATTTACTGGCACTGTTCCTAATATTGGATACAGCGAGGTGGGCGTTAGTTGGGACGCAAACGTAAAGTCAGGCACTGCGAACAAAACGTCGAATGGCGTGTATATCTCCAATGTTGGATCTACCGCTGGTACGTATGTAACATATGTCGGTGTTGTTGGTGGTGCCGCTAATAGCGGATCTTTGATTCTGCTTCCTATCGTTGCGGTTTGATGGAGGTTGTTTAGCTGTGAAAAGTTATTTTAGGGAAATTGAGGCACCGGTTGATGCTGTAGATTTTGACTGTGATTCTACGCATGTTTATATGGTTGTAGTTGATGGCATCACTTTTGGGCCGTTCAAGTATGCTGAGGGCGCTGGTGTTCCGTCTCAGGCGACACCGGCTAACGACCCGTCTAGCGTGTTTGTGGGTTGTGAGCATAATAAAATCACGGTTCATTTCTCTAATCCAGGCGCATACGCGCATGTTGAGCTCCTGGAGTTTGAGGATTTTACGGAGGTGATTGGTGGCGTTACTTCTTTGCTGGCAGATATTAAGGTTTCGCTTGCCGAAGCTAATGGTAAGCTTGCAGACATTGTGACAAATACAGGAAGAATCCAGTAGCCTAAATAGAGGCCGTGAACGTGATAAGCGTTTACGGCCTCTTCTATTAACGCCGAGTTAGCATATGCTAACTAAGGGTATGTTAAACCTGTATTTCTATGGGCGTGTTTAAGGCATGCTATTAGAAACGATTTTTTAGGTATCGAATCTGACGACCCCCTATAC